GTCTTCAGCACTGCCCCCCCGCCCGCCATGGCCTTCAGGTGCCACACGGCAGCGGCCCAGAGGTACACCGAGGAAGTGCCCAGCATCTTGACATCCTGCACCAAGTACGGGGCCGTCAGACTACTGCCCGACGCGGAGTGCAGGCCGATAGATAAGGCATCTGCAATCGTGACGGAGGACACCCCGACGCCGTTGTACGTATGCACCCCGTTCCCCGTTACCGTGCTGTACGGACCAAACGTGACACTCCTGTTCAGGGTCAGTCGCCCCGGCTGGTCTCCAGTAGCCCCGAGGTGCAGCGCCCCGTTCAGCACGCACGCCCCCGCTGACGCATCAACGCTGACGCTGCCCCGAGTGCTGATCGCGCCGTAATGCCAGACGAGCACGCCCCCGGAAACCACATAGAGCTGCAGCCCGGAGAAGTTCAGGGCCTTGCGCAGGAACGTGACCGCAGGCACAGCCCATGGAATGCTTTTGGCGGCCCCAATGGTCAGCGCGCCTGTTGCGGACTGCACGGTCAGCTCAACCGTCGGGCAAGTCTCGTCAAACAGCAAGCACTCGCTGATCGGGGTGATGGTCAAGTTGCCCGTGACAGAGAGCTTGGCCCCGGACAGCCGGTAAACCTTCGTGTCCACGCCGATGACGGACACACCCGCAAGGCCGGTTAGGCCCGCAAGGGAGGTATCCGTGCCGGACTGCGTGATGATGATGTTCGGGGCGGTGCCCGTTGCTGCAAAGGTCATGTCACGCCTCCTGCGGCTGGCCGTAAAAGAGGGATGCGCGGGCGGCCCACGCAGCCGCAGCGCTTGCTTGCGCGGGGTTGTTGGTGGGGCCTGCATAGCTGATGGTCATCTCCTCGCCCACGATGGCGATGTGCTTCACAAGCCACGCCGGCCCCTCGCCGGTCTCCGTCTGGGTTTTGAGCACGTAGACGCCCCCGGAAACAGGCTCATAGACCCCGCATGTCGCGAGGCTGTCGAGCCGCGACATGCGGGCCAGTGCGGCACCCTGCGCGGCGGCGGTAGCGGCGCCAGTCGGCAGTGGCAGCGGGTCGGCGCGCAGTTGCGTATCCGTCAGTCCGGTCGATGCCACACCACCAGCCCCACCTCCTGCAGCGACACCCGAAATCCCAACTTCGCATGCCGCCGAAGCCGAAACCCGCACATACCCATACAGGCACTCGACCTGCTCAGGCACCCCAGCAGCCACAGACGCCACATCGACCCACGCCACCGCCACACCCGGCAGATTCGAACCCTGCACAGTGACGACAGCGCCCGCCCCGATGGCCTGCACCATCAGCGTCGGCCCGGCAGCACGCACCGGCTCGGTGTACTGCCCGACCAGCGTGACGCCAGGCGCAGCAGCGGCGCCGAAGGTGGCGCGCAAGGTGATTTCGTTCATGGGCTTGGTGGGGGTCGTTGTGGGTTGGTCACTTGCGGGGGTGGCTCAGGATGTCCTGGGCAGCGCGCTCGAACTCGGCGGCGAAACGAACACGGACAACGCCAGACACGACACGATCGAAATCAAGGCGCGGCCGGTAGTCGGGCGTATTGCTGGTGAAGATGAACAGAGGGCGGATGCGGTGCCCTTCTCGGCGATAGATGCCTGACGCAGCACCAGGCCGGCGACGACGGCCAGCACCAGACCCGGAGGTCGGCACTCCGACGAAGATGTCGGAATTCGATGTCAGGCGAATCCTTCGCCCCTTCGTGTCGCTGTGCTTTACAGGGCGACGACCCTGGCGCTTGGCAAGGGCAAGAATTGTTTTGATCTGGCTGGCAGAGACATTGCCGAAGGTGTCAAGGCTGATGGAATCCCCAGGCATTGCATACTGATTCTTCCCAAGGATGCCCGCGTAGCGCAGCGCCTTCTCGAACCGCTTTTCTTTGCGCTTGCCGCCCTCGACACCCGGCAGCAGGTAGGACTCGGGCCGCGTGGCTCCTTGCCCCGCCTGGTCCTTGACAGCGACGGATGCGAGCAGCTTGTCCTTGGTCGCAGGTACAACGCGCAGCGCGTTGAGGGTGTAGCGGGTCGGCCCTTTGAACACCTCGGGCATGACCCGCTTCACCTCGGCCTGCCCAGCCACGGCACAGCGCGTGAGCGCAGCGGCAGCAGCGTAGGGGATGACACGCGCAGGCACGCTCCGGGCCTCGGCGATCACATCGGCAATGGAGCCTGATCGGGTGAGGTTGAGCATGGGCGCGGGCAAGAAAAAGCCCCTGGGGATGCGATCCGCAGGGGCCAAATTCAGGAGGGTTCAGGGGGCAGAATCAGCCGGTCGCAACTTCAGAACTAGCCGTTTCAGGGGTGATTCTGCGCGTTTTTGTCTCAGGTCACAACTGTTTTGTTGTCTCAGTCAATGAGACAGTTTTCAGAGGCTGCAGCGTCTTTTTGTGCCTGGATGACCGCATGCCGAGCAGCGACGACATGATTGGCAAAAATTTTTCTGTAGCGGTAAAAAGTTGCCTTTGAAATGCCAAGTTCTGCTGCGACTTCTTCGATGTATTTCACCCGGTGGCGGTAATAAAGCTCGAAAACGCGGCGACGCATATCCATAGGCTGTGCGGTGATGGCCATGTTCAGCGCCCACAGGTCGGCGGACAGTTCCGCATCTGGCCCACCCGGCTGGGTGGCCCGCGTCTTGGCCGAAAGCTTGGCCAGGATGCCCGCGCCAAGCGGCGGCGGCGCGTAGAACTTGCGTGTCGTGACCCAGTGCGCCCAGCGTTCGCACAGCTCGTGCTCGGGGTTGGTGTTGGCATTTGCAGCGGTGGTGGTCACAAGCGGGTACCTCGGTAGAGCATGCCGACGCGGCGGGCGGCGGGTTTTGGGTGGTGCAGGGGCAGCGGCTTGGCAGGCAAGCGCGCAGTGGCTGGGATGGAGATGGGAGCGGGCGGCGGCGGTGGCGCATCGGCCAGGACTGGCGCGGGCAGCGGGTCAGTGTCCTGGTCGGCAGGCGGCAGGGCTGAGGCGTCGGAGCTGGCGAACAGGTCGGGCGTGCTGGCCGCAGGGATCATCGCGGCGCGGCGGTTGCGCCAGTCGGCGGCGCTCCACTTGTGCAACCCGAGGTAGTACGCCACGGCAAGGTTTCCGACCAGGCAGTCGAGCGGCTCGTTGCGGATGCCGTTGGCACGCTTGACCCACTCGCGCACGGCCACGCCCTTGACCCAGCGCACCTGGGCGACCTCGGACAGCAGCCCCTCGAAGTAGTCCTCATCGAGGGCACTGGACCAGTGCGGCGCACCGTCGCCGCTGGTGAGTCGCAGGCGTCCGAAGATCCAGTCCTTGGCGGTGTCGGTGCCGAGCATCCACAGCCGCACGCCGTCGGTGACGCGCTCCCCTTCCCAGTTGATGTCCTGGCTGGTGGGCTTGCTGGCGATGATGGGCCGGCCGCGCAGGCTGTGGCCCTTGGTGGCGATGCACCCGAGGTGTGCCCGCTTGGCGGCGTAGTTGTACACGTCCTGCGTGTTGTGGCCGCCTGTGTCCACCCCGTAGGCGCTGATGCGCAGCAGGCGGCCGGAGGCATGGGCGAAGGGAGTCTTGCGGATGGTGTCGAGCTGTCGCCAGACGCTGGTGGGCGACTCGGGTGACTCGGTTGGCGAGCCCCACAGCGTGATGTGGTCGAGCGTCCAGTGTTCGAGGCCCGGCCCCCATGCCTCAATGCTGACCTCCAGCCGATTCGGCTGCGTGTCGGCGAAGGCGGTCAGGACAATGGCGCGGTCGGGGATGATGCGCGATGGGATGGCCTCGGCCTGGGCACGCTGATGCAGTTCGGTGACGCTGCCAGCCTCTTCGGTGTCGTCGTAGCAGAGGGCCAAGCGGGTGTTGAAGAAGGCGCGGATCTTGGTGCTGTCGCCCTTCTCCTTGGCCTCGATGGCGGCGCGGTGCAGCCGCACCAGGTCGAGCCAGCTTGTCCAGCCGAGCGGGGCGTAAAGCTGCGAGATGGTGAAGGACTCGGTGCCGTCTTCGCTTTCTGCCATGGCCACCCAGGCGTGCGCGGCGAGCATGGCGGTCTTGTGATGCTCGTCGATCTCGCCGCCGCAATCCGGGCAGACCAGCCAGGCGCGGGACATGGCGTCGTCGTGGCGCATGTTGTCCCACAGCATGGGGTGCATGTGGCCGCAGTGCGGGCATGGGACGTGGCAGTGCTGCTGGTTTCCGCGCTGGAACAGCGCAAGGATTTTCGAGAATGCGGCGGGTTTCTTCGGACTGCTGGAGTAATAGATTTTGGCGTTTCGCCCGAAGGTGGACGCCCGGTTTTCCAGAACCTCGATAGGGTCGCCCTGCCCCTGGATATCGGCCTCCCAGTCGTCGATTTCATCCCCGCACAGATACCGCGCCGGGATTTCAGCCAGGTTGGCGGCGCTGCCTGCGGTGGCGATGTAGAGGGTGCCGCCCCGGAATGTCTTGGTCGTGTTGGTGTTCTTTCCGTCGCGGCTGCGCGGCTTGGCGAACCTGTCGCGCACCCGAGGTGTGGCCTTGATGGTGTTGTCGATGCGCAGGGCCAGACGCTCGGCCAGGAAGCCGTTCGGCATGAGCACGAGGGCGTTCGATGGCGCCTGGTCGGCCACGGCCATGAGGAAGTTCATCATGGTCTGGGTCTTGAGCAACTGCGAGGCACCCATGACGACGACACGGCGGGTCGGGCTGGCAGGGCTGAGGGCACGCATCACGCCGCCGGCGAAGGGGGTGCGGTCGAGGTCGTACTTGCCGCCTTCGGCGTTGCCCTCGGGGGGGATGTAGGCGTGGGCGCGTGACCAGTCGTCGATCCACAGTTCCGGATCTGGCATGAGGCCCTCGGCGTAGCCGCGGCGGTAGGCGGCGGCGCCGTCAGCGTATGCCATCGGTGGCGGCCTCCAGCAGTGCAGCGCGCATGGCGTCGGCCAGGCGGTGCTCCAGTTCCCATGGGTCGGTGATGGGCGCCAGGAGCGGGGCCACCTTGGTGACAGCGCGCATGACGGCATCACGGGTGGCGCGGGCCTCGGTGTAGGACTGGCGGCTCACGTCTTCGAGTAGGACGAGGGAGCCTTCGGCGTTCATGCGGTCGATGCGGGCCTGGGCAGCTTGCTCGCGCTCCTTCAGGCTGCGGGCGATGAGCAGGTTCTGCTTGTGGTCGGGGCCGTAGAGGGCTTCGACCTGGGCGGTGGTGAGGTCGTCGGACAGGGCGGCCACTTCGACGACGGCGGCGGCTTTCACTTCGGCCGGCGCGGCGAACTGGGCTCGGACGGCGGTGGCCAGGACGTTGCCGGGGTCGCGGGTGGCCTCGATCTGGGCGCGGACGGAATCGGGGGACCAGGTGCCGTCGGGCTCGGGGGTGA